AATGCACATCATAATTACCTAAGTTTGTAAAATCTAAAGCAGAACTAGAACTTGCAGTTTGTTCTTCAATAAGTTCTAATGAGCCACCCCAACTACCATCTTTAGTTAATTGAAGTATTTCACTAGGTGTATATAAACCTGTATTCTTTTTTACATTATTTGGTTGTGTACCTAGATAAGGCATAAATTACCTTTCTAAGTTTGTCGTAAGAATGAAACATTGTATTCTGCACTTGATGTAGCTGATGCTAAACCTTGTAACTTATCACCAGTCTCAAGCACTATCTTAGTTTGAATCTCTATTGTTGTACCGAATGGTAAACTCACATTGTTTAAAACATGTCTTAGAGTTCCACCAGATTTTGTAACACTCAAATCTACAGTCACATCTGCACTGCTAGAACTGACATTAGATACTAAAATACCTATGACTGTCTCAGTCGTACTCGAAGGAACTGCATCTATTATATCAGCTGTGCTTCCAGTAAGAAGCCCCGATACAGAATGAAGCGTATCTGCCATAGTAAAATAAATCCTTTCTTTAGCTTAAAGCTAATACTAGTCCTAAACTTACACCACTTGGAGCAAGTGCAACAATATCCGCTACTGTTGTCTTCTTAACAGCGTTGCTGTCATCAGCATCACCTATTAAAACTAAATCAGCAGAAGCTACTGTAGCAGAAGTTGCTGAGTTGGGAGCTATTGCCAAAGTGCTTGAGAACGCTCCAGAAGAAGCTGTAGCTCCACCAGAGAGCCCAGAAGTACCAGCTGTGGTTATTGTTACACCTGTAATATCTCCATCTCCAATGAAGGAAACCCAGTTGCTTCCATCATAAAATTGTAAAGTGTCTGAGTCTTTTAAGAAGCAGAACATACCTTCTGCATCTGATGTACCTAAAGCAGTATCTCTAGCAGTCGCATTCGCATACACTTGTACCACTTGGTCTTGTATAAATGTTTGAAATTCTGATGCACTTATTAAGTCACCAGTACTAAAACTTTTCCAACCAGCTCCAGCCATAATTAATTCTCCTTAATTTTCTTTATCATGATACCACTAACTATAGGCAAATCGAGTACCTTCTCCAAGTTTAGCTTGACCTAATACCCAAGCTGATGTACCAGCTGGGCTTAGAGTCATTGTCCAATTCCATGTTTGTCCAGAAGCATTTACTGAATGACTTATTGATTCAATAAATAGTTCATCACTAAAAGTAGTACCATTTGGATTTGTAATATTTACAGTAATCCTGTCACCCAGCTCTCTACCGAGTGCATGTTGCCATATACTTGTATTCTGTCTTGGATTAACTACAAGCGAATCAATTCTTATAATTGGAATTGATGTCTCAGATAATTTCTGCTGTATAACAGATAAGACATCCGAGTCATTTATATTTATTGTTGATTCAGTAGAGTTGATTGCTGTATATCTTGTTATTGAGTCTGCATCTGCTACGAATTGTGTAGAGCCACTCGACCTAGTCCAAGAATATGAGTTTATAACTTCGTTATCATCAAAAGATAATGAGACATCTTGATATGGAAGATTGCTCCCAGAGTTATCAAATGTAGCTTGAGATGTTGTTGCTAAAGCATTCGAATATTTATAAGCTCTATTTCTAAAGATTGCATTACCAGTTCTACCTATGAAGAATTGTCCATTCTCTGCTGTCTCACATGCTTTAAGTCCGCTTAATACATTAGTTGTAATAGATTGTGAGATAACTTGCTTTGTTCCTGTCTCGATTGACCTAAGTGCAGAAGGAAAACCTATAGAATTTAATATTCGTGAAATTCTTGTTGATGATAATTCTTGTGTATCTCCATAACCTAGTCTGGTTGTTTGTCCCAATTCTGAGAATCCACTTCTTCCTATTCTCCAGCCGATTGACTCGAGTGTCTGGTTATGAAATAATCTAAATGCATCAATAGCTGTAAATGTGACTATGGAGTCAGCACCTTCAGCAATAAACTTAACTGGAATAGAATCTAAGAATCCCCTAAAAATTACATAAGTAGTTCCATCATAAGATGCAGATACTTTAACCTGTTTTAGTGGTTGTATATTAGTTCTTGCATTACTTGAGTCATAATAAGGTGATGATGTGTTACTTGGATTAAATCTGTTATCTGCATTAGATACAGAGAACGATAATAATCCAGCCCTAAACTCTCCAAGCTCATTAGACCTTCCTCTTGATATATCAAAGTTTCGTATGTAAGTGCTTATGTCTGTAAAGGATTGTGAAGATGCAAATGGCTCTGAGCCAAAAGCAATTTCAACTGTTATAGCAACATCAGAATCAAAAGATGCTGACATTAGAAAATTACCCTTTGCCCATTTCTCTTAGCTCTGTTCATTGCATCAATTATTTCTAGTGCTTGTGCGTTAGCTTCTTTACCTTCTACCATAATATTTTGTGTTATAACTACTCCATTATTTCTAGCAACTGCATTCATTCCACCACCATTAGGTGCTGGAGCGATTATTTTTTCTAAATCTTTTTCTGTGTCTAAACTTCCATCTGTTTTAAAGGTATCACCACCACCGCTTGGTATTGTTGGTTGAGTCGGTATATTGCTACCGCTTTTAACTGCATTAGCCATATCAATAAGAGCTTGTAAGTCCATGCCTGTTGACTTTACTAAACTAGATAATGCATCATCAAATATACCTAAAGCATTTAAGTTACTCATTGCATCATCAAGGGCTTTCTTTGCTATTGCTATCTCTAATAAGTTTTCTGGTGTCTTTGCTGTTACTTCATTAAGTTCTTTTTGTGCTTTAATCAATCTGTCTTCTGCTTTAGTGAGATTCTCCATTGCTCTTTGTTCTTCATCAAGAGCTCTTTCTAATTCTCTTTGAGCAGACAACTGTTCTCTTGTTGCACCAGTAGATTGTTCTATGAGTTCTGTCAGTTTTGCTTTTGCTATTGCAAGTTGAAGTTCTTGGATTTCATTTTTCTCTTCAGTATCAATTAATTTTTGTATTGTCTCTTCTTGCTGTGCAATGGCTAACTTCTCTTCTAAAGTAACTTCTTTAGCTTTTTCCATTGCATCTTTTAAAGCAAATTGTGCTTCGGTGACTACATCACTTGCATTAGCTAATTTTTCTTGAGATTTAGTAACAGCTTTAGATGCTTCATCTCTATCTTCTTCTGCATCAGCAACTCTCTCTTCAATATCTTTTAGAGCTTGTTGTGCTTGTAATACAGATTTCAAAGTTGGTAGGAAATCAGCTTTAAGAGATTCTGCTCTTTCAATATCTGCTTCTGTAGCTTCCATAGATGATTCAGCTTCATCTCTATTTGCTTGAGCTTTAGCAATAGATAAGTCTGTAACTTCCATGTAACTTGTAGAACTATCTCTGAATGCTCTCTCTTGTCCTCTTTGTGCATTAATTGCTTCATCTGTTGCAGATGTAAAACTTTTTGTCTCTGTTCTAGCTTCATGTACTGCTTGAGAATATGGAGCATAAGACTTAGCTGTTGTGTCTATTAAAGAACCATAAGTTGAAATATATCCAGTACTTTCTAGAATTGCATCATCTTGGGCTTTCTGTACAGCTATAAAGTCATTAGTCTTAGTTATGATTTTTGTTATAAAACCTACTATAGCTGTGAGAGCTGGAGCTATTGTATCTCCAATTAGTATTCCAAGCTCTGAGAATGCATTATTCATTAAGTCTATCTGAGCTTTCAAAGAGCCCATTTGTTTTTCTGCTACTTCAGCAGTTGTGCCACCAGAATCACTAAGTGCAGATTCATAATCTCTAATCTGGTCAGAAGCTCCACTTAATATCTTAACTGCATCAGCTACACCACGATTCAAGCCCAACTGGTCTAATGTACTTGCTTTAAGTTCATCTGACATTGGTGCCAGTACAGAATCTAAATTTTCTACAAGGTCAGCAACATTTTTTAATTTGCCTTCATTGTCAAACATTTGTAAGCCAAGTTTTTCAAATTCAGCTGTATTCTTTGCTGTTGCTCTAGGTATGTCTCTGAGTAACTGATTTAATTTCTCTCCAGCTTCAGCACCTTTAACACCTCTATCTGCGAAAGCTGATAAGACTGCAACACCTTCTTCAATAGATTTTCCAGTAACCTTTAATGCTGAACCAGCTTTGTTAGTTAATGCTTCAGAGAATTGTTGAACAGAAGCGTTAGCTAATGTGTTTGCCTTGACTAAGACATCTGTGACTCTTGTTAGGTTTTGCAAGTTTTGTTCTGCACCAGATACAGTTAGACCAAGAGCAGACTGAGCATCAGTTGCTAAGTCGGTTGCAGTTGCCATATCGAACATACCTGCTTGAGCAAACTTTGCTACTTGTGGTAGAGCTGATATAGACTGTTCTGCATTTAAACCAGCAGATGCTAAGAAGAAAAATGCTTCTGCGGATTGTTCTGCACCAATTCTTGTCTCTCTTGATACAGCAATAGCTTGAGCTTCCATTGCTTTTTGTTGTTCGACTGTTGTGTCCATGATGGCAAGAGATTGCACCATCTTGTCATTGAAAGCTATAAATTCTTGAGTGGCTTTTGTCATGCCTTTTACAAGGGCTACACCAAGAGCTATACCTGCAACCTTACCAGCTGTGGCAAGTTTGCCCATCATCCTGCCAGACTTATCAGCAGAACCACCTAAGCCATTAAGTTGTCTTTTGGCTAAGTCAGCACCCTTAGTAACAATTTGTATTGCAATATCAGCTATTGCCATTTATCTATTCCTCTTCTTAGCTTCGGCATCAGCTAAAGCTATCTCCTTATTCCTTACATCTGTTTCATACTTATAGAAAGAAATCCACTGATTGTATTCTTCTGAGCTCATTGTAGTCATAAGCTCACCAACAGTCATGCCAAGCTCTCTAGCAAGTTTAAAGGTGAAGATTCGGTCTAGGT